TAAGGGCCTCTTGAGCGGTGATGTCTCTGGCGTCCGAAGGACGTTTTACGAAGATCCGGCGCGCGTTGGCATGGATGTCGCCTCCGTCGCGCCAGTGATTGGCCCAGCCGGTCGTGCGGTTGGCATGGGCAAGACAGCTTCAGCAGCGGCCAGAATAGGGTCTCTCGCGGATCCTCTGCAGCTTGGGTTGGAGGTGGCTGGTCAGGCCGTCAAGATCCCCGGCTACGCGGCCAAGGGCGCTTTGGCGCGGACCTCCGGAGTGGATTCGTCTATCCTTGATGTCATCCGGAATGCCGGGAAGACCGGCACGAGGGAGCAGCTTCAGGCCATGAGCAGGCACGCGAGCAATTCCGCCGATCCTCTCGAGCAGATCGACACAGCAATTGCCGCGACCAATGAGCTGAAGCAAAATGTAAGCAACTCATTTGTCAATGACATGAGGGGCCTTGCAACAAACCCCCTTGATGTGACCCCCGCCCTCAATGCAATCAACGACGCGCGTGCGCACATCGGAACATATTTTGATCCGGCGACAAACGCGCCAAGATCCCTCTCCCCAAGGGACAGCGCGGTTCTCGATCAGATGGAGAGCATGCTTAGGGGAACGGGCGACACCTCTGCGGTGAACCTGCATCGGGTGAAAGTTGCGACAAGCAACATGCTGAACGACCTCAGGGGATCTCCATATCTCGGATCTCTTGGCAAGGTTCCCGCCGCCCTCAAGGATACAATCGGAAAGGCAAACCCTCAGTACCTGAGAGCGATGGATCAATATTCTGATTGGCTTCGCCAATTGGATGACCTGAAGAGCATTGGAGCGGCTGGCAACAGGGGCTCCACTGCGAACAAGATCGCCAAGCTCATGAACGCCATGAAGGGCAAGCGTGGGAAGTCCCTGATTGACCAGCTTGCCAGCACCAGCGCGGGCGCAAATCTTCCCTACATGCTCGCGGGATCGGCCATGTCAAATTGGCTTCCCAAGTGGGCGACCGGCATGCAGGACATGCTTGGGTACGGGCTTCTGGGCGGAGCGGGCTATGGCCTGTCAACCCTGTTGAGCCCGCACGCGATTGCCGGGCTTGCTGCCGCATCGCCCAAGGTCGTAGGCACCGGCATGAAGTATGTTGGAAAGGCGCAGCGCCTTGGTGACATTGCCGGGACCGTTGCAAACCCAACCGTGCGCAACATCATCAGCCGAGTGAATGAGCTGGGCCTGACTGAGCCAGCGCCTCTGGAGGGCACCCAGCAGGCCGCTGGTGGCCGGATTGGCCGGAAGGCCGGGGGCAGGATAGGGGCACCCGGCATGGCCGCTGAGAAGCTCATTGTGGCTGCCGAGCGGGCCAAGAAGAATCAGGGCGGCGCAACCAGCGCGCTGCTCAATCTACCGGACGAGACGATCACAAAGGCGCTCGCCGTCGCCAACGAACACATTTGAGGTGACCTATGCCGACAACCAACAAGAGCCTCGTCCAGCAGGTCTACAACACCAGCACCGGCAACCTTCCTGCCGATCAGGTTGTTGACCCTGCTTACATATCGACCCCCTACCCAAACTGGAGCGTCCCAGTAAATTATGATCTCGGCGCTGTGGATCTGGCGCTGGGCGGCTTGGTGACCATCTCCGTCACTGGTGTTCTCACGGATCAAACCATGGTCCTGTCGCAGTACCAGCCCATGTCCATCGTGTTTTCGGGCACGCTGTCGGCTAACATCAAGTACAGCCTCCCATCAAGCGTGGGTGGCACGTGGTCCGTCTACAACAACACGACCGGCGCATTCACCCTTTCCATGGGGTCGCCCACGGGCCCGACAACGGTAACCATTCCTGCCGGTGGGCCCTACAATGTCACCTGCAACAACTCAACCGGCATCGCATTCGTGACCGGTTACAATGCCGCCAACAGTATCACGACGGCGATGATTCAGAACGACGCCGTGACAACTGCCAAGATTGCAGATAGCTCAAGCCCAACGACTGGCGTCACGACGGCAAAACTCGCCAGTTCCAGCAGCACAACTAATGGCGTGACATATGCAAAAATGCAGTATGTCAGCGCAACATCCCGGCTTCTTGGGCGAGCAACGGCAGGTTCGGGGGTAATTGAAGAAGTCACTGGATCTCAGGCTCTTGATTTTATCGGGTCTACACAGGGTCAGGTTTTATATCGGGGATCCGCCACATGGCAGGCCCTAGCCCCCGGAACAAACGGTCAAGCATTCAAAACAGGGGGCGCAAGTGCTAATCCTAGCTGGGCCGATATTCTAAATTCAGGAACAGTACAAAATACGACAAGCGGAACAGCGTTTGACTTTACTGGCCTTCCTTCTTGGGTAAGGCGAGTTATTGTGATGATAGACAATGTGACCCTAAGCTCTGGTTTCCCGATTATTCAGCTTGGCACCAGTGCTGGTTTTGAGGCCACCTCATATACGGCTGGGTACTCTGCTGTGTTTGGAAATGACCAAAACTCCACTCAGGCCAATGCGACTGGCTTTCCAGTTCCGAACCCAATGTACGGTGTTGTGGAGATAAACAAGCTTTCAGCCTCTACTTGGATTGCGTCTACTCAGGGCTGGTATGTTACGGGATCAATTATTGGCGGCGGCTCAAAAACGCTAACCACGGGGGGTGGCGTTCTTACTCAAATCAGGCTTACAAGGTCCAGCAGTGGAACCTTCAGTGCTGGCTCTGTAAATATTCTCTACTTTTAGTCACTCATCCCTGACAACAACGCTGCCGTTCATTTTTTTGCGCCACTTGGACCCCCTGCCCCACGGCAGGGGGGTTCTTACAATTTACCTGACTACCATTCTGGCGTAAATTTTAACGCTGCGCCGCATGCTTCTCTTTTTTAGAATTCCGGGGCCGCCGTTGTGGCACGCGGCAGCCCTGTACCAATTTCGCCGGGCGGCTTTGTAGCACATAAGAAGATGCGCCATCCCTGCATCAAGCTGCCGCTGACATGAGGCATGCTTGATATTCTTATAGCCAAGGCCAGCGGCGCTCGACGGCCTGATTTGAAGCGGACCACGCTCGCCGTGCGCTCCGACTTTTCCGCAGGAGATTCCTGTCTCTACGCGCGCAACATTGACGGCCAATTCTTTTGGAACGCCAAATCTGTCGGCTGTTCTCTTTACCATCGTTTCGACGGATGGATCTGCGTGCGCAACAATGGTTGAGATTGCGATAAAAGTGAAGCACGTCACAAAAGAAAGTCTCATCTTAATTTTCCTCTTCTTGCAGCGTGTCAATCACGACTCGAGTTTGGGCGTTTAGCCCATACTGCTTGATGACACGCATATCAACGACCTGAGCATCGTCATTAAAGACGATACCGTTCAAGCTGTCAGAAACAAGCTTGCCGACATTGTCAGCGTCGGGCTTGCTCGTTTTGTAATGCGCCCCTTGCTTTCTCCTTTTCTTTTCGCTCCACGATTTTGGCCAAGGCCATACGGCAAAGATCGTCATGGAGACAGGCACAGAGATGGCATTTTGCCCCGCCATGACTTCATGCGCAATGGTCTGAATCACTGACATCGCGTATCGCTGTTTACCCGGCGTGAAATGAATTTTGCCGTGCGTTCTGGCGCGGGCCCACGCCGTTGGGATGCCGGGAATGATGAAGCTAACACTTCTCATGCTGTCTCCTTTTGTTTCTGATATTCGGCCCGCTTGACCACATAATACCTATCTTCTTTGGTGACGTAGACAGACGTCGGATCTCGCAATTCCCTCGAGCGCGCAAACGCCTCTCCCGCGCTTCTAGGGACCGGGACATTGCCACCGGCAATGAGCCAGCTTTGGCCTGCCTTCTGATAAGGGAACGATCCGACCGGGTGCGAGAAGCAGAGCCATTGCCTGACCTCAACCGCGCCGCCATTGGAGATCACGTATTTGACGACCAGAGACGGCGGCTTGCCGGGCTTGTTGTGGATGCCATAATCGGTGCTGAGAACCGGCATCCAGCCTGAATCCTTGCGTTTCGAAAGGATGTCGATGTCTTCCGGTTTCGGGGCGTGCTTGGGCTCCTCCTTCACCGGCCACTCATAATCGCAATATTCGCAAGTGCGCATCGCTATCGGAACATAAGATTCGCAGCTCGGGCACTTCTTGCAGGGTATCTTCTCTTCCAGCTCGACGTCGCCGTTCTTGGCCTTCTTGTTCTTGCCAACGACCATGTTTACCGGACCGTGTTTGCGGACGTTTCCCGCGAAGTCCAATATCAGGGCGTTCTCTTTGCCGGGTGCCCTCCTGAACCCACGGCCCACCTGCTGGATGTAGAGACCGGCGCTTTCGGTCGGACGCAGCAAGGCAACCAGATCGACGTGCGGCACGTTGAAACCGATGGAGAGGACGTTCACGGATGTCAGGCAGCGGATGTGCCCGTCCCTGAAGTTCCGAATCAGACGGTCGCGCTCGTCTTTTGGCGTGCTGCCATCAAGCTCTTCGGCGGCAACTCCAAGCTCACGCAGGGCATCGCGCATGGCAATGGCATGATCGACACCGGAGCAGAAGCAGAGCCACGCCCTGCGGTCCTGCCCGCGAGCGACAATCTCCTCTGCCGCCCGCTTCACGAGATCATCCGCCATGGCGGCCTGCTCAAGCTCGCTGGCGACATATTCGCCGCCCCGCTTGTGAACCCCCGATACGTTGATCTCGGCCTTGGCGGCCTTGGAAATGAGCGGGGAGAGGTATCCATCCTCGATCAGGTCAGAGACGTTTGCCTCATAAACGATCTCGTCAAACATCCGGTCTTCGCCCTTATCGAGGCGGCCAGAATCGAGCCGGTACGGGGTAGCTGTCAGGCCGAGGATCCGCATGTCCTGATAGATCGCACGAAGGCTCTTGAAGAACTGACCATACATGCTCTCAGCCTTGCGCCCGATCAGGTGTGCCTCATCGATCAGAACCAGATCGAATTTCCCCAGCTTGCTGGTTTTGTTCCAGACCGACTGGATGCCGCAGAACAGGATCGGGTGGTGGGTGTCTCGCCGTCCGATTCCAGCGGAGTAGATGCCTGCGCGGGCATCAGGCCATATCCTGATCAGCTCGGCATAGTTCTGGGCGATGAGTTCCTTAACGTGCGTCACGACACAAATCCGCATGAGCGGGTAATCCGTCAGCAGCTCCTTCAAGAGCTGGGCGATGATCAGGCTCTTTCCGCCGCCGGTCGGGATGACGATCAAGGAATCGCCACCCCCAGCATGCCAGTGCTGGTACAGGGCATCAATGCTTTCGCGCTGATACGGGCGAAGGGTGATCACTTTTTCTCTCCATCAATGAATGTGGTGTTTCCGGGCATGGCGTAGGTGACCGTCATGGCGTCTCTCCT